GTTACAGGCTGAGTTTGATTAGACCCTGTAATATCTAATAGGCAATGTCCAAAACTAAAAGTTTCATCAGACCAGTACGTAGATGCATCAGGACCACGATGCTCCTGTTTGCTGAGCATTAGTTTGTGTACTGCATGATTGGTTGTGCCTACAAATCCACACACTATCCGAACCAACCTATAAGTATGTTAGATGTAATAAAAAAGCAGGTTATAACACCTACTATTTCGTAAAAGTATACCCATTTATCTCTATTCATATCTCCACTCTTTGCCATCGCTAACACTTTGCCCAACTTTGGGCAGCCACATTACTAAACTTAGTTTTTCTCCGCCACTTACTCCTGTGACTCTGTGCTTTGTTTTATTATCATACATTACCATACTTCTGTATGGGTTTGTAAGTGAACTATTCCAAATTTCAAAGTTCCCTCCTTCATGCTCATAGTCTGGGGTAAGATTTATACTAGCTCCTACATAACATAGGTTTTTATCTTCATGCCAATCTAATCCCTCACTTCCTGTTTTATAGTGCATAATTTGTGCATATGCATCTTTTCTAAAAGTAATAGGTACATGAAAGTTTTTTTCTGCTATTTTTCTAATTCTATCAAAAATTTTTAAGGGACTATTAAGAGAATAATAATCTCTATCTACACTAAATAATTTTTTGTCGCTTTTTCTTACAAATGCAACTTGTTTAGAAGGGTTAGGAATTGCGTGGGTTATATACTCTTTTAAAAACTGAACTTCATCTTCATCGATAAAACTAGTTATCCTCATCACCGTCATGGTTTAGCTCCGTAAGTTCTTTCTGTACCTTTTTAAAATCCTTTTCTTTTTCAACCACTTTCCAACTAAGAATTGTGTCTTTATCAATATCGTCCCACTTGCCAAACTCTAGGTCATAGCAAATCATTTTGTCATTCTGGTCTTGTTTCCACTTTTGAGAATTTACGATTCTTTTGCCGTCTGGTATAAACGTAGGGCAAAGAGTCATTTCTCTTTGTTTTTCATTACCAGAAATAAGACTGGTATACTCCAGCAGTACAATGCCTTTTTGCATCTTTTCTACTATTTTATCGAAGTCCATTTAGGTACTCCACAAAGTTGTCATATCCACCAATATTTTCTCCATCAATCCTAATCTGAGGAAATGTTCTAGCAGTAGGAAAGTTTTCTGCAATAAACTGCATATCATAATCAGTTCCTAACTGTTGATATGTGTAAGTATGGCTTGTTTCTTGAATGAACGACTGTGCAGCAAATTTTGCTTTATCACAGTAGGGACAATGTGTCTTTCCAAAAATTTCTATAATCATATTTTTCTCCATGTGGATTTTTGTTTTTCTTCGGCAAAGTCATATATTGCCATAGGAATACCTTCTTTATAAAGGACTCCTGCCCACGTGAGTTCTTCTCTAGGTGGACTCTTTTCTGCAAAAGGAAATGGACAATCTTTTAACCACAATACTGTTGCCGTTGTTTTCTTTTCCTTTTTTCTAATCTTGTGATAGTGTACTTTTACGGTTTCAGTCTTTTCATAATTAAAGACTAGTCCATTACTATCAATAAAGAACTTACCTCTGTGTCTCATTAGACCTGTGATATCTTCTATCATATATCTTAGAGGGTAAATACTTTGCATAGGACTTTGTATTCTGCGGAGACCTATTGAGTCTCCTTCCATGTTTTTATCATCTAACACTTGGTCATCAAGCCATATAATTCCGTCAATTAAGTCAACATTATCACTATGAATAACAAAAAGAGGAAACCGTAAGTCCTCTTTTCTAGTTATCAGATATTCAGGTTGACTTTTCTTTTTCATTGACCATATTCTACGCTGTGACCTTTGACGCGCTAGAAAGCTCCGATTCATTCTTCGATTCAATATACTTCCTTATGATTTTCATTGCTACTTCGGGTGAATCTTCTTCATACACCCATTTATAACCGTCGTAACCATACTCATCAGGCTCAGTTCCGAGATAGCTCAGTCCTGGCATATGTTTTTGAAAAAACATCAATATTGAGTGTGTATCTTCATACATATCCATTATTGCATTGCCCGTACCTACTTCTCTAGCAACCCATTCTGTAGTCCAAATATATGCGTTTGCATTATCAAACTCGGGAATCGGAAATAGTGATACAGTAGGGTCAGTAATCCAAGCCTTATCCCATACACTATATTGTCTGCCTTGATATTCGTATGCTCTGTGAGGCGGTCTTATCCTCACACATGCTACCATTTCTCCTGCTGGATCATCGATCGTTAGGAACCAACAGTCTTTCTCCCATTTATCAACAGGATTCATAATTCGTTTATTTTGTACTACAAAATTATTTACTCTATTGTATATAATTGTAGCATATTCTTCTTTTGGGATTATGCTAAAGTGTCTTGCTTTTTTTACATAACCATTTTCGTAATTGTGTACTCCTACGTTTCTAAGCGTCATACTGTAGTTCTCCATATAGTTCTATTCTAGTTTTGTAGTCGTCTCCGTATTTTGCCCTACCTGCTTTGTTATCTAACCAACCGCCTTTTTCTACGTAATATAAACATAGGGTAGTACAAGAGTTTGCTTCTAGCCTTCTCCGACCGTGATATGTCGTTGCCCCATTAAATAATACTGCGTCACCTTGCATTGCTTCTAGTATTTGCGCATCGTACTGTAACCCTTCTACAAGAGGGTTGTCTTGGTCTTTAGCAAAACCTATAGGCCAGCTATCATCACTTACTTGTACGCATACGACATACTCAAACTCCCACTTATTTTTATGCCAGTTCATGGCAACACCTTTATTCCATCTTTTTAGCATTGTGCTAGTTAAGGATAATCTTCGTTTAAAGTGTTCTTCTGCACTATGTAAGTATGTAAGTCCAATGGAATCTGTTAAAGCAGTTCCATGTACTTCCCACACTTTGCCAGACTTTAACATACGTTTTGCTACTCTGCCTGTCTTTGTTCGCAAGTCTATATAGTTGCACAAGATTTCACACTCATGTGGAGACATGAATGATTTTCTTATTATTGGTTTCATTTTAAATCTTTCAAAATTGTACTAAAGTACTTGATACCTTCTTGGTACCGAAACACAGCGTCAGCTGCAGTCTTTTTTGCTTGTTCAAGTTCTGCGCACTTATAACAAGTTTCACAGGGAACATACCCTGTAATATTGCCTTCTTTATCTTTTAATGTACCTTTAGGAGTAATACAACTCCATATAGTATCTAGTAACCCAGGCTCTTCTCTAATGATTAGTGCATACATCTCAGACTTCGTTAAAAAATCTAGTGGATTTAGTACTTGTGGTATATCTTCTATAACCTTTTGTAAATCTACACCAGAACCGTCTAACACATCACTTGCGTACGTTGCCATAATTTTGCGATATTCTCTAAACTGTAAGCGCATACGCATGTCATCTTCTGCGTTTGCTCCCATCATAAACCATTTAAGTTTAATACCGCCAGGCTGAGCTAGCGCCATGGACATAAAAGAGGACAATCCCGATACAATTATCGGGACGTCCTTGGTATACGGCAACATTGATAGCATGGACTTGTCATTGCCATATGGCACGTCAAAATACTCTGCTTGTTTTTGTGTGTAAAATGCCATAGCGTCTGCGAACAGACCATAGCGTTGTTCATACCAATGCACACAAAAAGGTTTGAGATTGGGGTCTCTTACAGCATATATTAAAGCTGCTGTTGACTCAATCCCTGCTGACAAAGGCATATATGTATTGCAGTCAGGGTGTTTTAAAATCGCCTCAGTAATTTCTGCGGACGACTTCAATATGGCATTTTCCGTTTTAGATACGTGTACTTGTAAAGGTTCTTTACTCATTTCTGTAAATCCTCCAGTACATTCGCTGTTGCCTTGTCACGAAGTTGTACCATTTGTTTCAACGGTTTAAATTTACCATTACAGACTATTTCGGTCATAATATAGTTTTGAGGCATAACTAAGTTAATTAAAACTAGCGCTGCCTCATAGGGGTCTATAAAATATTCCCCATCTTCTACTCCGTCCAGTATTTTACTATTTGTCCAACCCATACTAACATTGTGTAAACGGCACTTGTTCTTGTACGGATAGTCTGTGGCTTTTGCAATACAGTAATCTCTCAACTCAGCTTTATCCTTCTCATAAATACTAGCTCCAATACTATAATAGCATGTTGCGGAGCCTGTGTTGATAATTACTTTTTCTCTATCTGCCCATTGTGTATGTAGAATTTTTAGAATTTTATTTTGTGCTCGAGGAAACCAGGCGTGATTAAATACTACATCTGGGTCGTCTCGTAAGATAGCGTTGATGATTTTGTCACCATCGCCCTCTTTAAGGTCGAAACCATTTGACCTAGAATAGCCTTTAACCAAAGCTCCATGAAACTGACAATATTCGTAAATTTCTTTACCAATCCCGCTTGTGTGACCTGTAACTGCCACCTTTTTACCTTTTAACATTTCCATTAAATCTCTCTTAAAATCCAATTGATGATACGCTGATAAACATTGTACCAAAGACAAAAATTGCTAATAGAAACATTGCCACATCATCAACATGATAATCGTGCCTATTAACTCTTATTCCCCTGTACAAACAATCAGCTGTTTGTTTTATATATTTCATTTTTAATAATACTTTTCCCACTTATCAAAACTATAGTCTGCACCTATTTCAAAGTCACAGCCTACAGGACAGTTAGGAATTGAAAAACCTCGGTCTTTCTGAACGAAGGTTTTCAGATTGCTACAATAGACCTCCATTTCATCTTCAGGCACTTCTGCAAGAATTGAATCGTGCACTAGCCCAAATATCTTGGAGTTCATTCCGTTTCTATTGATGTATTTTTGCATGTCTATCGCACCCAATAGGTTTATGTCCGATGCGACGGACTGTACAAGAAAGTTAATTCCAGACCTTACTTCGTGAGACGCAATACCTTTATCCTTACTCTTGGCATTGGGAAGCCTACGCTTCCTTCCGAACTCTGAATAAATGAAAGCATTGGACTTAATAAAAGCCCCACATTCATCTAACCATTTTTTCAGATTGGGGAATGATTGGAAATAATCTGCAATAACTCTACTTGCATCATGCATTGAGAACTCTGAGCCAGAGTCCTTCGTAACCTGCCATGAAATCTTAGCTGGGCCAGCACCGTACATTATACCAAATGTAACAGCTTTCGCCTGTTGACGTTTAGCCGTGTATAATTCATCGACTTGTTCAACATCGCATGGTAGTTTAAAGACTTGCTTTGCGATAGTCGAGTGGAAGTTGCCGCCACTCTTGAATACCTCTTGCAGTCCTACGTCTTTCGCCAAAACAGCGGCAACATACACTTCTGCCGTTGTTAAGTCCATAGAGACGATTTTATGTCCTTCTCTTGCTTTAATGCAACCTTTTACTGTCGGGTTATCCCTAGGTAGCTGTTGCATATTCAATTTACCACTAGAGGAAAGACGACCAGAAGTAGTACCGTGTAAATTAAACCCAGTACGCAATCTAGAATCTCTATCAAGATTTGGTATAATTTTATCAAGATATGTATTCTTAATTTTATTCTTTTGTCTTATCTCTAGGATATGTTTAGGTACGGCATGTTCTTCTGCAAGTTGTCCTAAGACTTCTGCATCAGTACTATGGGCACCTGTACCCGTTTTCTTACCCGTTGGGGTTAGATTGATATAATCAAACATGAGAGAACGAAGTTGAACTGTGGAGTTAGGGTTAAAATCTTTACCCTGTGCTTTCTCAAACTGTCTCACTTCAGGAAATTCGTATAATTCTGCAACTGCTTTCGTTATATCTTCCTGCATTACACCCTGAGCAAACTCAAGTCGCTCACGGTCGAAAGGCACTCCATTGTTCTCTACTTGTCTTAAGAAGTCACAGCCTTCAAGTAGAATATTCTCATAGACCCATAAGAGTCTCTTGTTCTTCTCGATTGCTGGCCTCATCTTCTGATATAATGCAAATGTGACTACTGCGTCCATAGCTGCATAGTCTTTCATTACATCAAAAGGAATCAGGTCATAACTAAAGGCTTCCTTTAGTATGCCATGTTTACGCCTGTACTCTGCACCCCAATCCTCTAACGGTTTCTCATAATCCCCGAAAGGAGTATGTTTCATTGCCAGGGTTTTGAGTCCATGTGTACCAGGGTTTTCATCAAACATATAATGCATAAGCATTGTATCTTCGAAGTTTGGAAACTCGAAATTAAAATGGTAAATAAACCATTGTAAATCGAACTTCGCATTGTGAAATACTACATTCTTCTTGTTGAAGAGTTCCTGCATTTTTGCTTCGACTTCTTCATCAATTACGTCGCAATCACAATATATACCGTGATCAGGCTCATAAGACATAGAAAATCCAAGCATATAACCGTCCCTACAATATAAGGCACTAGTCTCTGAGTCGAGTGCGATGTACGGTAGCGGGTGGTCGATTGCCTTCTGTAAAAAGGCCATAGCCGTTTCTTTATCTTGTATGCCATAACATTTATCCTCTGATAGTTTTTCTATCTTTAGTTCTCCACTAACATAGCCAGAGATACTTTCAATAGCATCTTCAAAGGCTTTCTTAGCTTCAGGTTTAAACTTAATAATAGCAGGATTCATGAGAGCTAAAAACTTCTCATCAATAATCTTGCCGTTGTACTCTGTTACAGATGTTTTTCTAGTGTATTGTTTAAATGCTTCAGCACCTACTAAGATTACCCATTCGTAATCATCAGGATTCAACTCTAGGTCTACATCTTTCTTTAGAACTTTCTTGACAGAACTATCAGAACATAATGCAAAACGGTCAAATTCAAACTCGAAATATTTATCGAAGTTTGTACTTGTAGGCTTTGTTTCTATAAGTGCTATTTGAGCCATTCTAATAATTCTCCATAAGTTAATGTTTTAAATAAGTGAGAATCTAAGTGATGTTTAAAAGTCTGTTTGTTTAAATGAAACTGACCTTCACCTGTATTCCCTCTGTGTTGTTTGTTAGAGTATTTCATATCAGTACCAATATCTCTAGCTAAACACCTAAAGATTAACACCATATCTTTGAAAAATACTCCATAAAAAAGAACATCAAATTCTTCTTTTTTGACTTGTTGGATATTACAATCCCAGTCGTAATCTCTCCACTCATGATACATTATATCACGGTTGGCTTCGCATTGTAAAGCTTTGAACAGATTACTGTCCGTTATCTTTAGTTCTGCTTTCTTTTGTACTCTCGAAAATTTACACTCTATTCGACTACCATCAAATTTATCAAATAAATCGAATGATAACTGATCGCTGTTATCTGCTTTTATAATCTTCTTAATCATAATCTCGGCAACTGTGCCAAATCTACGAGTATGCAATCCGAAGATTGCTTGTTGAAGTTGAGTGCTATCCATATAATCGAGTCTTTACCTTTTTAATTTGGTCAGGAGTTAACCCACCTGGGTCTTGTCCATCACGTAATGTTACTTTTTGTACTGACAGTTCCATTTTCTCTGCCAATGTTTTAATTTGTTCTGTTGCTTTCTGACCTGCTTCGTCGCCATCAAACATAATATCTATTCCCTGTACTCCTTGTAATTTGAGTAGAGATAGCTTGAACCAGTCCATTTGTTGTGTTCCGAAACAGCAAACTGTGTTAGTCAAGCCATTGTCCCAAAGATTGAGACAATCAAAAATTCCTTCAACCAATATCACTCTGTTTTGTATTGGTTTTACTTTAGCTGGTGTGAATGGCATCTTTACCCCGCTTGGGTAAATGTAATACTTCTCTGCTCCTGTGCCTCCAACTATAAGTCTCCCTAAGAGTGCAATGTTTTTACCAGTTACGTCGCGAATGGGGAAGATGATCCGCCCTTCAAACTTTGGAACATTCCAAGTGAAGGCTTGCCATATCTTGAGAGTTTTCTCAGAGATATTACGATACGGACCACCTTTCCATTCTATGCGGTCTTCTGGGAGTTGAATACCTACGGTCTGCGATCTGGTTTTTGCAATCTTTTCTTTAATTCTGTGTAGTTTTACTTCTAGTGGACTCTCTGGTGCACCGAAGTGTGTAAATAAGTTACCTTTGAACCCACATGAGAAACAGTGCATCATGCCTGTTACTTTGTCTACTCTAAGACTTGGGTTTGTGTCATCATGCTCAGGATTTAGGCATGATATAATAGCGTCCTGTCCTTTGACAGTAAATGGTATTTGCTTTTCGTTTAATAAATCTATTGCTATCATTTTATATATCTATATTATACAGGAATTTTAACCTTGTGTCAAGTATTATTTTTTTCTTCCATTGATTTAATTCTTTCAATTCCAAGTGTAGATTTATGTTTCCAATCTAGTTCGTCTCCTAACTTTTCAAAATCTGTCATTGGAGTGCCACTTGGGTCTATCTCATCTTCGTAATATCTGGACTTCCATACTAATTCCAGCATTTGAAAATAAACTGCGACCGCTTTATCTCTAAAGTTTTTCTCACCCCATAAATACCATAGCAACCAATACTCTTGGTCTATGCGACAAACTCTTACTTCCTGTTCTAGAATCATATCCATTCGGTCAGTTCTAGTTTCTGTTGCCATTTCTGCAACTGCTCTCAATCTTTGACTGCCAGCAATTGGGTACCAATTTGGCATAACTAAGAAAGGTGCTTTAATACCGTGTGCAAAAACAGACTTATAAAGAGGTTTATTTAATGGAACTGCTTTAATATTTTCTTTTACTTTAGGTTGCTTCAATAGCCACCCTAATTTTTTAACATACCAAGTATGTGGCGGTAATGGTATCAGCTCGGCCGTTGCTCTACTGATTCTATCGTTTGCCATTATATTTCTACTTCCGCAAGGTATTGTTTTATTACTTGTATTTCTTCTTCATACATAAACCAATTAGAGGAAGAATTAGTACTCTCTTGCATTTTCTCCAACAAGATAAGCCTAGCTAGTTTACTTGCAACTGACTCTTCTGGGTAATACCCCAGCTTTTCTTTACTTCTATGCTTCTCTTGTCTTTGATAGTCTTTTTTAGACTTATGCGCACCAGCACCGCTCATATTCCTACTTGCTTTGGCTACTGGATTTACTTTTTTAATTTTCATATTTACTCCAATCAATATCGTCAGGGTCTGGCATCATATCCCAGTCCTCTACGAATTTCAATAAGATACGACCTTCGTGTATCTTTACTTTAAAAGTCTTACCCTCGTACATACTCATACTTTCTAGGGTAAGTTCTTTATCAAACAGTATATCACCATTTGCTAACTTATCCCAAGTATAGTCTACAAAAGTTACCTTATTTGGTTTGTCCACCGACACTTCTCCTCTTTATGTCATTGTGATTAAATTCTGCCCAATACAATTCAAAAGCTACTCCACTCTCGAGTCCTACAAATTGATGCATTACTCCTGGCTTAACTTGTGTAAAGTCGCCTGGGCCTAATATTGTTTCATCTACTAGGTCGTAGTCGTTTTGCCAGACTCTTATCATCATCTTGCCACTTTCTACAAAAAACCCATTCCATTTAAACTCGTGTAGATGTTCCGAGCACTCCATACCTTTTCTATATTCTACTCTATGGAATTCTAAAACTCCATTAGCATGGACTAACTCTGTGTTACCCCAAATTTTACCTGCTTTCATAATCTTCTCCTGGTCTTGGGTAAGGTAGAGGAAGATTCGGTAAATCTACTGTCGCTCCCCTTAATTTTTGTTCTCTTGCTATTCGTTTGGTATTAGCTACATTTAAATCTATTAAACCTTTTTCTGTTAATAAATTTATCAATGCTTGTACATCTCCAACTTCTTCAGATAAACACTTTATTTCGTGATCGCCTCCATTATGTCGATATA